CCACAGCCTTTAGGACGCCTTCAATATCGTCCCCAAGTTTTCCTATCGCTTGATTGCAATTACTGCAGATCCAGCCACGATGCTCCTCTGTCGTGTGGCAGTGATCCCAGCACAACTTTTGATCAGTACGACCGCAGCAATCGCAAGGAGTTCCTAGCTCAGGCGCTTTGTATTGCTTACGTAGTCTGTACGTCTTTCGTTGGTGTTCCTTGTTGCACTCAATGCAGTCAGGCCTCCGCCAAGTACCGCAAAGGTAGAACTGCTCAACAGGTTTTGTTTCTTTGCAAGTCTTGCAAGTCTTAGTGGCAATCTGCCCAGTTGTTTCCGACTTTGAACTCAGCACCGACTTCAATACGAAATCCAAGCGCGTCTCCTGCCAAGGCAGCAGATCGAACTGCAAGTTCTCCGACTCGTTCGGCGTGTTGCTCGAGGACTGAGAATTGGATTTCGTCATGGACGTGAGCAAGGAACGTCCAGTCCCTGCCATAGATCAAACCAGCGTTGGTGAGCTCGTCGTAACAAGTGTTGTACCAAACCTTGCTAACGAGAGCGCCTGCTGATTGTAAAAGGAAATTCAAAGAACTATGCGGCGATCTGATGTAGATCTTTCGACCATCTAAAGCTTTGATGTAGCCCTGCGTCTCCGCCTTTTCAGTCACCATCTTGGTGAGCATTGCCAGGGCAGGCATATTCTTGAAGTATTTACGCTTCAGCTTCTTACCGTCTTGACCTGTGATGATGGAAAGCTTTTCAGCGCCCGCTCCATACATCAAGGCGTAGAAAAATGTCTTGGCTTGGTCTCTTGTAGTTAGACCAGCAGCTTTTTGGTTTGCGGTGTGGATGTCACCGTTGAGAACCTCATCAGCAAAGGCTCCATCATCCAGTGGCCACAAGTAATGCGCTAGGCAACGAGCTTCGATCCCGCTGAGGTCACAGCCCACCTGCTTGATGCTTCGCCCTCCCCCGAGGGTGACAGGTTCAAACAGAGTCCGGCACTCCTTACCCAAGACCGACCTGACTGCGGGAACTTGGGCTGTGTTGGGGTGGACGTGACTGCAGCGAGCCGTAGCGCAACCAACAGTAATCACACTGCCGTGAATCCTGTTGTCACGCTCGACGAGTTTTAACCAAGCATTGTTACCAGTGCTCAGTTGGCCCAGCCGCTTTTGCAGCGTAAGGATCTCTACGAAATCCTCAGCTCCAGGAATCTTCGACAGAACTGTCTCGTCAACCTTGGGCTTACCTGAACTCGTAAGCTCAGTGGGCTGCCAAGACAGTTGGTTCTGTAAAACCCAGGCGATGTGGTCTCGGGAGTTGGGATTCAACTCTTTGAGACGGCACATTGTTGCGCCTTCCACGTAACCCCTTGAAGAGTCATTACGCCGTGGGGTGAAGAGCCCTCCGTCAACGAACGGGAACCGTTGTCTCAAACGCTCGTTGAGAGTATTCAGTTGTCCATTGATCTCAGCTTCTAGTTCCAACGCCCCTTGAACGTTGAAGCCAAAGCCAGATCTTTCCTGCAGGGCGATGAGACTTGCAAATCTCATCTCAAGGTCAACGGCACAAGGGATGCTGTCGGCCTTGGGTTGCAACCTGTGCCAAAGCTTAACATTTAGTTCAACATCACAGACACAACGCTCTGCAAGTTCTTCAGTCAGCTCACTGAAATCAGTCAGATCTGCGTGGCGTTTGCTGTAGCCCAAACGAAAGCCATACGCCTCAAGACTGTGCCTGCCGTACAGCTGAATAGGCATCCCCTCCCACTTCTTCTTGAAGTCAGTATCGAGGATGTTCGGGTACAGCATCCGACACAGGATCAACGTGTCGATGATCTTTCCCTTGGGCTTGAAGTCCGGGTACACCTGCTGAATAGCAGGGATGTCGTACTGGATGATGTTGTGACCCACCAGCACATCAGCGTTCTCAAGGAGGCTCAGCCATTCCTTGGGATTCTTATGCAGCTGCGTCTGGGTCTTTGAGTGGATTGCACAGCAGTGAATCGTAGTCACTTCCCTGGGGTTCAGGGCATTGGTCTCCACGTCGAACGTCAGGATCGATGTGGACTTGGAGGCACCTGCTGTAGCAGAAGTCGAGGAGGTCTTCGAGTCGGCTGTACTCGAGCTGATTGCAGGGGTCATTGGACTTGAAGAAGGACTGGAGGTACCTCTTCCCCTTCTCAGTCACAGCCAAAGCCGTGACCTTGAGGGGATTCATTTCTTTGAGGTGAACGTCAAAAGTCGGTTTCAAAAGAATCATCGAACTTGGCAGACTTATTCGTAGAGCTGCTTCCTTTTTGCTCCAACATTCTGCCGGTCTTTTCGTTGTAGTTCACAGTCCCGGCAACTCCACACCACCCGGTAAATCGGTTTTTGAGAACTCGAACAGTGGTTGCACTGCTGTCTTCAGCTTGTTGATCTCGTTCAAGACCAATACAGATGTCACTAAGCTGGCTGATGCTGTGACTACCGCGAAGCTGAGAAAGACTCGTTTGAGCACCGTTTTCATGACCTTTGTCGCCAACAGGGCGGCGTAAGTGTGACACCAAAAGCATCCCACATCCTGTTTCTTCAACAAAACTACGGAGTTTCGTCATCGTTTGGTCGATGGCCCGTCGCTCGTCACCTTGGTCAAGACCTGAGACAAGAATCGATAGGTGATCAAACACGATCCAGTCGCACCCGCAACCAGTAACCAAATGACGTATACGGTTAAGCAGAACGGTAGGGTCAAGAGAGCCAAAATGGTCGTAAAGGAAAAGCCTGCCCGTTCCAAGAGTTGCTTCAAAAGCGGTTGAGATTTGCTCATCGGTGTAGATGCTGCGATCAATGTGGACAGGGTAATTAAGCTCCATACCAACAAAACGGCGAGCAGTTCGTCGAACGTTTTCTTCAAGAGCGACGTAACCCACCGTCTCTTTCTGCCGGACGAGGAGGTCATACGCCGTCTCAGCGACGAAAGTGCTCTTTCCAATGCCCGTGCCAGCCGTGATAGTAACGAGCTCACCTTTCCTAAGACCATGAAGCTTTTCGTTTAGGAAACTGTATGGATACTCAGCACTCTCAACCTTCGGATCCTCGAGCACCATCTCCAACAACTTGGAGCCACTGATAATCCCATCAGGCTCATACTCCGTGGCTGTCCACACCATCGTCATGATGGCTTTGCTATCGCCCGCTACAAGCGCCTCGTTGGCGTCTTTATAGCCCTGAATGGTGCCGATCTTCCCTCGACGGGGAGGAAGCAGTTGTACGGCCTTCTGAGCGGCTTTCTGACCGTGGTCATCTGCATCGAAACACAGGATGACCTCCTCGAACTTCAGAAGCCAATCAAGATTAGATCGGATGCACTTGTCCGCAGAGTCAGCACCATTCGGTAGTGACACGCAGGGCCAGGTCTTTCTGACTGCTGCATAGGCCAAGCAGTCGTATTCACCCTCAAACACAACGAGCAGTTTTCCACCCCCGCTCCACTTCTCCTGACCCAAGAAAGTATTGTCAGGGTTGGAGCCGTGTTGAACAAACTGTTTCTTCGGCTTACGAATCTTGTACCCCGTGAGCCGACGCTCCTTGTCGTAGATCGGCCAGTAGTACGCCTTGCTGTCGCCGTAGACACCTTGGAAATAGCCGAAGGACCTGCAAGTCTCCTCAGGGATCTTGCGGCTTGGAATTGCTTTGTAGGAACCAAGGATCGGATCGATCTCTTGACTGGCTTGTACTTCATTGGTGGGCATGGTGAAGGAAGTGGAGAGGTGGTAGCCGCAACCAGGGGTAAAGCAGTGCTGACCCCCGTCGTCGTACTGAGCAACGTTGTCCCGTGATCCACAGCGTGGGCAGCTCAGCCTGCCAACAACGCGAGACATAAAAAGACCCCCAGGTGGTTTCAAGCCCTGGAGGTCAGTGTTCCTTCGACCCGTGTTGCAAAAACCAAACAACACGAAGACAGACTACAGCACAGTCCAGTCTTTTGGGATCTCAGGACCCTGACACCAGGGCACGTTGTAACGGTCACACCAAGTGGCGTAGGTCATACGCCCTGATTTGGTGAGTTTCTGATGCGGCTTCTGGAGGACCATCCGGATGTCCACATCAGAGTGCTGCTCCTTGAACAGCTTGATCAGGCGTCGGTCTTCCTGATCGAAATAACCTTTGACCTCAAGAACAGTTCCGTTTCCCAGAACAAAGTCCGGGGTGTAGCTCCGTGGAATCACGAGGTTGTACTTGCGTTGCTCGTACTCCCAGTACACCCCGTTGTTCGTGAGGTCATCAGCGACCTTGCCTTCAAAGCCAGAGCGAAACCCGTCAGGTTGGCGTTTGCCGTACTTGTGGAATCGCTTGGCCATTACATCAGAAGTCGGGATCTTCGGACGTGATAGTAGCAAGCTCTTTCAGGTTTGGTTTCGATTGAGTGAAACCAGATTGCTTTTTGAACAAAGCAGTCACATCAGCAGTCCCGCTGTCTCGTCCAGTGCGAGTCACAGCTTCCACAACTTGGACAGCTTTGGGACAAAGGCGAAGACCACCACGAGTGGACTTACGAGGGTGGAACATCGGATCAACAGACACGATGACCTTGGTGCCCTCACACAGCACAAGATCCTCAGCAAGAGGCTGAAGCTCGCTGTCTACTGCCGGGAACGGGAACTCACCGTACTTGGGCTTGGCAGTCATCTTGATGTCAGCTGAACCATCAGCGTTCACCTCAAAGGGAGCATCAAAGAAGCTCTTCTTGCCAGTCTCGGAGCGATACCAATCGCAAGCCCTGTCGTACTCCTTCGACAGCTCTTCGATGATCTCACTTGCGTCTTCTACGCGAACCTTGAGACGGTAATCAGTGGGTTCACCGAGATACGAAGGCATCTCGTAGAAGCTGTTGACCCAGCCAACAATTGAACCAGTGATTTGCATTGGTTGAAACCGGAGGTAACCCCTCAGAAGGTAGTGAGGTTCACACCAAGGGCATACCACCTTGTGACAGCTAATAAAGTGGTTCTTAACGACCAACTCAACGACCAACTTAACTACCCTTTTAAAGTTCTTTATTAAAGAGTTCTTAGAGGGTTGTTCTTTTGTTGTTCCTAAAGGACCCGTTAATGACCGTTCAAAAGATCTCTAAAGAGGATCAACAAAGAATTGTCACAGATGCTGATGCAACTGATGATGACTTCTTCGATCCCGAGCATTTCTACCTACACTCTGAACCTGAGTTCTGGCCACCCAACAATGATCAATGAGATTGATGAGACTCTGTGTATACCCACAGACCTGATCATTGAGGAGTATGACTACGCTCGTACTGAGTACAAAGGTTCCTTTCGGGACTCAGAACGAGACTTCTGGGATGGGTACATGACGGCCATCGAGAAGCTTTGCTCCGATGTCGTGATGGATCTCAATGA